CGTTTGGACGACCCGCGACAAACACCCCCGGAAGGACCCGCACGATGGGGGAGGGGGGGGTCACCTTGCCGTGGCCACCGCCTTCTCGAGGCTGCTGCGCAGGTAATCGCCGAAGCGACGGTCGATCACCTTCTGCCCGATCTCGGCCATGGGGAAGATCTTGCCGTAGCGCGCACGGGGCACGGCGATGAACAGCGGGCGGAGTTTCCCCTTGGCGGTCCGCTGGTACACACCAGGCGGCCTCCCAGCGCCGTCTGGACGCCCCAGGAAGACGCTGTTCTTCCCCTTGCTGGCTATCTGCCCCTCGATGCGCCTCAGAGTGGCCAAGGAGACGTTCCCAGCGGCCGTGAGGTTGATGGCTGCAGGCACGAGCACCGACCCCTTCGGCATGGTCGCCTCAGCCTTGGCGAGGTAACGCAGCTCCACCGGCTTCTGCCCGCGATCACCACCGCTGATCAGCGTGCGCAGGTATCGGGCGCGGCGACGCTCGGCGTACACCTCGGCTTCGAGGTTGCGCTTGCTCGACCTGTTGACCAAGAACGCGCGCTGGGTGAAGGCGACGGGGTTCTTGAAATATTGGCGGGTGGCGCCGTTCATCGCCTCCCGCATGTCGAACGCCGTGCGGTTGAGCGCCTGGCTTATGGCGAAGGGGAGCTGCTTGGTCATGGTGTCGGTCCACCGGATAGCGGTGGGCAGATCCGACTTGATATCCAGGCGGATGGTGGTCATGCACCAAGGGTAAGGGCGGAAGCCCGTGCCCAACCTGACCAACCTCACCCTTTCCCCAAAAGGGGGTAATACACCCCCCTCTCTCTCTTTATTTATACTCTTTTACTAAGGTTAGGAGGTTAGGAGGTTAGTAGAGGGACTGCAGCGCAGCGGATCTCAGCTCCCAACCTTTTTCGTCGAGGTTGGGCACGAGTACACCCAACGGCGCTTACCCCCCGAACAGTCCCGACGCTTGTCGCATCCGAGATCCTTGAGAATTGATGCGACCTGCATCTGGTCTCCCCTCGTTTGCCGCTCGAGTGGTTTCTCGATTGCGTTGCTCAGCACCTCCTCCGTGGTGATTGGTTCGATGCTGATCCGACGTGCGAGGTACTCCTGCACGGCGGCGTGCCACGGGTTTGAAACCAGGTAAGCCTCGTTCTCGGTTTCGACCTGTGCCTCCAGCTCACGCGGCAGATGGTTGGCATCGCCATTGCGGTAGGCGGCCACGGCAGCCGACCAAATGGCATCACGCTCGAGCAGCAGGCCATCAACGGCGATGTGTGGCGCTGCGAGGACGGGGATCACCCAGAAGCGACGGTTGCCGGTGTCATCGACCAAGAAACCGCTATCGCGGTTGGTGGAGCCGACGATGATGCAGCGGCGCGGGAAGTCCTCGGTGGCCTTGCCGTAGGGCACGCGGAAGGTATCGGTCTGCTGCGAGAGGAACGCCTTCACCTGGCCTGCATGACGGCGGCCTGTGAGGTGATCCAGCTCGGCGTACTCCATGATCCAGGAGCGATGGAGAACCATCAGGTCGTCCTTGCTGGATACGTCTCGGAGGGCATCGGAAAAGAACGCACCGCCGAGGTTCCGCCAGAAGGTGGACTTGCCGCAGCCTTGCGGACCCATCAGCACGCAGGCCGAGTCGTGCTTGCTGCCTGGTTCGTAGACGCGACGGACGGCGGCGATCAGAGTGGCGCGCAGCATGGCGTCGTAGAGGGTGCCGGGGGCATCTGCTGGACGCAGGTATGCAGTGGCGAGGTGATCGATTGAGACAGGCGGGACTTCTTCTGAGACTCGATCGAGGTATTCGCGAACTGGATCGAACCGATTGGCCTGCGCGACGTAGACGATGGCATCAGCGGCCAGCTCCTTGGAGACCTTGATCCCCATCTGCGCGAACTGGAGGTAGTAGTGCTCCAAGCCTTCGATCGGCTTGGTATCCAGCTCGATGTTCTGGGTGAAGATGTTGAAGCGCAGGCGATCACCGAGCTGCTGACGGATCAGGGTGAGCAGCTCATCGGCTTCGAGCTTGACGGCCTTGCCGGAGCCTGTGGCCTCCATTGCCGCGGCCTTCGGGTTGGCATCACCGAGGGCAGCCTTGAGGGCGTTAACGGCCACCTGACGGGGCGAGATGCCACCTGCGAGGTGGTAGAGGGTGCCGAGGCGAACACCACCTGCGTCGGCCTTGAAGGTCGACCACTTGTGTTCACATTCGCCGGCCTTGAACTTGCCGGAGCCGGCAGACCACTGGATCCAGTCGGAGAGGAGCGAATCGTTGCCGACGCTGTGGAGCGCCATGCCGACCTTGATCCATTCGTCGTAGTCGTCGGCGAGGCTGGATGGGATGTTGGCGAGGTAGGCGCGAGCCTGCTCAGCGTCTTCGGTTGGGTTGGGGATGTGGATGAGCGGCGGGATATCAGGACCGCGCATCATCTGCTGGAGGAGTACCGATGGCGCTTCGGCCATGGGCAGATCACCCGGTGCGCGGCCTTTGAGCCAGCGGTAGGAGCCTGTGATGGGATGCTTGCCGAGCACAACGGACTGGCAGCCGGTCCAGCGCAGTTCAAGCTGTTCGCCTTTGATTGAACTTCGGAGTTTGGTGGTCTTGATTTGATCCCAGAAGCCGCGGGGTACGGAATAGATGATCTGCAGGCGACCATCGCGGCCGGAGGTAACTGCCCACGATTTGGGTAGATCGCGTAGGGAGGTGCCGAGGGACTCCAAGACCTCTGAGGCGCCTAAGCCGTCGTGATCGACGAACAGGAGGCCGCCGGATGGTGGACCTGCGAGGACACCAACGGCGACGGCACGACCTGCGTGCAGCTCAGCCTCCAGTTGGCGCTTGCTGAGGGGGTTCTTCTGCCACTCGGGTTGGTATGGGCGTTTGTCGTTCCCGACGGCGACCAGCGCCCATGAGTCGGGAATGTCTGAGAGTTGATTGATGATGGCGGCCACGTCGGCTCTGCGCGTTAGCCGACAGAGTGTGGCGCAAGGTTGGGAGGTTGGGAAGTTATCCCAGGATTTCTTCTGCGTCTCGCACTGAGCGCGCCACGCCAGCGATGCCACCGGCTGTGCGAACGGTGCCCATCCAGGCTTGCTGCGCGGGCGTCAGGTGTCCTGTGGTGGTCTTCACCTCGATGCTGGTGAAGATGGCGACGCGCTGCCCGACCATCTCGGGCGTGATGGTGATGGTGCGCCAGCCGATCAGGTCTGCGGAGCCGCGCGCTAGGCCGAACTGGACTGGCCTGCCAGTCCGTGGATCAGGCAGGGTGCCGGTGTTGTTGCGGAATAGGCGGAGATCAGATCGAGTGCCAACTGCGAGGCGGATGCGCTGCTGAATGTCGGTTTCAGCGTTTGGCACGCGCGTGATAGATGCGGTACGCCCAGCCGGGACTGTAGCCGCGCTCATTGGCCAGGGCGAGGAGCTGTTCGAGGGTGCGAGCGGTGCCCTGCTTGCGGCGTTCAGCGATGCGCTGCTGGACGGCTTCGCGCTTCAGCTCCTGCAGCTCACCTGCTAGCTGGCGGATCTTGCGGTTGGTGATCGGTGCGCATTGTGCGCCACAGACTGGGCACTGCGGTTGCGGCTTGAAGGCGGCGTAGCACTCGGGGCATGTGCGCACGGATGGCGCTGCTGTGCCTGCGGTGCGCCTGATGCCATCGTCGAGCGTCCAGTCGCGGGCATCATCTGGGAAGCCGTGGCGGGTGACATTGCCAACGTGATCGAGGATCAGAGCGGCCTGCTTGCCAGGCGCTGGGCGGAGTACGCGCCCGACCTGCTGCAGGTAAAGGCCAAGGGACTTGGTGGGGCGCAGGAGAATGGCAACGCTGGCAGCGGGCACGTCGAAGCCTTCGGAGACCACATCGACGGTTACCAGCACCTGCACGGCACCTGCGCCGAACTGCTGCACCACCTGATCGCGATCGACGGTGTTGCCGAGGAGTAGTTGGGCGGCAATGCCTGCAGCTTGGAAGGCCGCGCAGACTGATTCAGCGTGCGCCACGTTGCAGCAGAACGCGATCGCCTGCTGGCCTGCAGCGAGCCGCTGGTAGTGCCCGATGGCGTCGCCCGTGACAGTTGGGCGATCCATGGCCGCCGCGACCTGGTCGTTGGCGTAATCGCCAGCTCGGGTGCGGATGCCTGATAAATCAGCCACCACTGGCGGCGCGTAGATGCGGGAATGGCTGAGGAAGCCAGCGTCGATTAGCTCAGCGACCGAGGGACCGAGCACCAAGTGGTCGAACGCACTGCGGAGGCCGCGGCCATCGAGGCGGCATGGGGTGGCCGTGACACCGAGGCGATAGGCGGTCGGCCAATGCTGCAGGGTGCGCTCCCACTGGCCTGCGGTGGCGTGATGCGCTTCGTCGATGATGATCAGGTCTGGCTGCCAGTCGATGCGCGATAGGCGGCGTGCAATCGTCTGGACTGAGGCCACCTGCACGGGCGCCTCGGACGGCTCGATGCCTGCAGCGATCAGACCGTGATCAAGACCTGCGGCGGTGAGCTTGGCACTGGCTTGGCGAAGCAGCTCACGGCGATGCACCAAGATGAGCACCCGGCGGCCTCGAGCAGCCGATGCCTGAGCGATGGCGGTGAAGATGATGGTTTTTCCACCGCCGGTCGGTAGGCATAGCAGCGGTGCCCGATAGCCAAAGCGGTAGGCATTACGAAGATCGTCGATGGCGCGCTGCTGATAGCTGCGGAGCTGCATGAGGTTGCACTTGACGGCATTAGGCTATAGGATCACGCAAGTCGCCACACCCTATGGAAAACGCCGACTATCACGCGCACCCTGCGATCTCAAAGTCGCATCTGGATCTCATTGCGCGATCACCCTTGCACTATTGGGCGCGCTACATCGACCCGAAGCGCGTCATTCCCGAGCCGACGCCAGCAATGCGCATCGGCAGCGCCGTTCACACCCATGTGCTTGAACTGCACAAATGGGATTCCGAATACACCGTGGCACCCGACGGCCTTGATCGCCGCACTAAGGCTGGCAAGGAAGCATGGGCAGCGTTCGAGGCTGAGGCCAACGGCCGCACCGTGCTGAGCCGTGAGGATGCCGATCTAGTGATGCACATGGGCAGAGCAGTGCTCGGCCATCCGGCTGCTGCATTGCTGCTGGGCATGGCGGGCGAGGCCGAGACCACGCACATGTGGACGGAGCCGACCACCGGCTTGCAGTGCAAGTGCCGACCGGACTGGATCACCGAGGATGGCGGCATCGTGGTGGACCTAAAGACCACCGAGGACGCCAGTCCGCGGGAGTTCCGCCGCAGCATCGCGAAGTGGCGCTATCACGTCCAAGCCGGCTGGTACATGGCGGGCATCGAGGCTGTATACGGCAAGCGGCCGTCGGGGTTCATCTTCATCGCAGTGGAGAAGAAGCCACCGTTCGCGGTTGGTGTCTATGCCGCCGATGAGCAGATGATCGAGCGCGGCTACGAAACCGCCATGCGCGATCTGCAGACACTTGCGGAGTGCAAGGCATCAGGTCGCTGGCCTGCCTACAGCGATCGGATCGAACCGATCAGCCTGCCGGCATGGATGACTGGCGAGGCCAACACACAGACCACCGAGATCGAGATGTATTGATGGAATCCACAGCACTCACCACCACCAGCTCCGGCTCGGTGTTTAGCGGCATCCAAGCCTTCGAGGACGCCCAGCGGATTGCTAAGGCCTTGGCCAGCAGCACGCTGATCCCACCGCAGTTTCAAGGCCAGCAGGGTTTCGCCAACTGCTTGGTGGCGCTTGAGATCGCCAACCGGATGGGCATCTCGCCCTTTCTGGCGATGCAGCACCTGCATGTGATCCATGGCCGCCCATCGTGGAGCAGCAGCTTCATCATTGCGATGGTGAACGGCTGCGGTCGGTTCAGTCCGCTGCGGTTCGAGCTGAGCGGCAGCGGCGACAGCCTGGCCTGTTATGCGGTCGCCAAGGATCTCGCCAGCGGGCAGGAGCTGAAGGGACCGACCATCACGATGGCGATGGCGAAGAAGGAGCAATGGGCGACCAAGGCGGGCAGCAAGTGGCAGACGATGCCCGAGCTGATGATCCGCTACCGAGCAGCAGCGTTCTGGGGGAGGCTGTACGCCAGCGATCTGCTGCTGGGGATGCAGAGCCAAGAGGAGGTGGTCGACATTGAGCCGGTGATTGTGAGCGATCAGGTCGCTGATCTGAACGCCGCCATCCCCGAGCCGGCACCTGCACCTGCACCTGAACCTGAGAGCGATGAAATCTTCTGAGTACCTGACCGCCACCCAGCTTGCGCAGCGATGGGGTTTGCACCCCGACACGCTGATGCGCTGGCGCAAGGCAGGCAAGGGTCCTGCGTATTTCCGCACGCCAGGCTTCGTGCTCTACCCATTGGCCGGGGTGGAGCAATACGAACAGGCCAACACCACTACCAACGAGCAACCATGAGCTTCAAGCTGAACCTGAGCATTTTCAAGTCGACCAAGCCTGAGAGCAAGGTGGACTTCAGCGGGATGATGAACATCAAAGTGGAGGAGCTGGATGCGCTCTGCCGCTTTGTGATGAGCCAGACGCCCGATCAGTACGGCAGCGTCCAGGTGCCGATCAGCGGCTGGAAGAAGACCAGCCAGAAGGGGTTGGCCTATGTGAGCGCCGTGGCGCAACCGCCGCGGGACTGGGTGGATCCCGGTGATGCTGCGCAGAAGCTGGCTGCGGCCACTGATGGCGTGGTCGTCGACGTGAGCGACGACATGTTCTGAGCTACATCAGCTCCAGCTCGAGGCGGGCGATCTCATTGACCGCCTGCTGCAGGAGCTGCTGCTGGTAGCAAGCCTGTTTCAGGAGTGCTGCCGCCATAACGCCCGCATCCGGACTTGAGAGAAGGGTGCGGGCCTGTTTTTCGATCTCGAACTGCTGTTCTGGCGAAAGCTCCACCAGCATCCACTCACCGAAGCGCATTGTGCTAGACCAGTGGGGCACACCTGCATGATACCGATGCAATGCCAGCGCTGCTCCAGCTCGATGGTGAGGGCAGTAGCCACGAACAACAAGGAGCCGGGCGTGACCGTGCGCAAGCGGCAGTGTGCCGACTGCGGTTTCGTGTGGTTCACGGTCGAGCTGCCCGTTAGCCCGGCGGTGGTCGGCTGGGGGCGGATCGATGCGAAGGGACAGAGCAAGCCGGTGCTGCGGGTGCCGGTGGAGATCGCGGTCGGCACCGAGGCCGTGTGAAGAACTGTCACACGGGGTTGGCATGTGCCCCGCCGATGGGGCATGATTAGTGCATCGGAGGGAAACACCTCCGCCGCTTTCCGAATCATGACCAAGCGCACTCGCCAGATCGCCTTCACTGCCAACCGCAAGGGACAGGCCATCGCTTACCGCTGGTGCCCCTACGGCCACCGTTGGTTCCGTACTGGTTATGAAGCCGCCAAGTTCGCTGTGGCTACTGGTGAAGCAATCGAAGTTCCTTATCTCAAGTGATCATGATCAACCGCATCAACAACGCCATCTGTCTCCTTGTCGTCGCGGCCGTGTTCGCCATGATCGGCATCGAGGCCGGCAACCAAGCAGGCGCCACGCACTCCGGCACGCAGTCCTACATCGAGGTGCGCAAGTGACCCCACGCCGCTTCTACTTCACGATCAAAGAAGCCAACGTCGTCGAGTGCGTGCAGGCGCACAGCCTGACCGAGGCCAAGCTGATCGCCGCTGATACATGGCTCCCTTGGTGGAATCAGATCGAATGGCTCAATCCTGAATCTGTCACCGATCCAAATGTCTACATCTAACTCTCCGATCGCCTTCCAATGGCGCACAGATCCTGAGGATCAGGGTGTCTATGGCGAAGGCATCAGCAGGCCACGCCATGGTGCTCGCACACGCGAGTATCGCCTGATTGTCTATCCCCGTGGCGCGCAACCATTGACGTGGATCACGCGCGCTGAATCACAAAAACACGCGATCCTGTACGCACAGAATCGCTGGCCATCCGCTGAAATCGAACTCGCATCATGACCCCAGACCAATCCATCGTTCCCTTCCATCGTTCATTCATCCTTGCGAAAGTTATCTACCTCGACAAGGTGAATGATCTCAGCCGATCCGAACTAGATCTGCTGAACATCGAGACGCTGGCTGCATTGCAGGAAGCCAGACACAATTACGACCTGATCGAAGACAAGCAATCAGAGGAGGCCAGTGGCGAGTATCGCCGCATGAAAATGGCCGGCTACTTCCAAGCTGCTATTCAGATCGCCCTCCAAAGCCGATGAATGACGCATCCCGCGCGCGCCTCTATAGCCTGCTCGAGGGCAGCAACACCTTCAAGGCTGGCCAAGCATCAGAGCGTGATCGCCTCCGCCTGCTGATCGACATTCGCGTCGATCAGTTACGGGGCACCACCGGCATCAAGAACCGGGAGCAGCTCTGCGCTGAATTGTTGAACCTCCGTCAGTACCTCAACGAATGAAGCCGCAACAACTCGACCAGCGCCGCGCCGACATGATGGAGGCGCTTTACCAACGCAGCGGCCGCGACCAACTGCCATACGGCCATCCACTGCGCAGTACCTACACCGGCCTGTGGGAGGAGTTTGCCCGTGATCTTGCGGCTAACTTCCGCGACACCAGCTACCCAGAGCTGTTCGCCCGTGTAGTGAAGGCCATGGATGCCACTGAGTCGGTGATGACCGAGAAGCAGGCGCAGCAGGCCATTGAGGTGTGCCGCCAGCAGATCTTGGGGGACAAATGGCGATAGCCGCTCGGATCCGCAACCGCACCCTGAATATCCGGGTGACGGACGAAGAAGTAGCAATGGCGCGGCAGATCGGCAACGGCAACGCCAGCCACGGCTACCGGCTCGCTATTCGTTGGATGGCCGACCGCTCGATCAGTGGCATCCCGCTCAGCACGATGCTGCGCGCTGCTGCGGAGATGGCGGCCGACCTTGAACGCACACCTAAGAGAGGAGCACCATCCCGTGGCTGATTTGGTCAACCATCCCCCGCATTACCAAGCCGGCACCATCGAGGCCATCGACTTCATCGAATCGGTGATTGCCGATGCGCCGCACATGGTTTTGGCATACCTGCAGGGGCAGGCGCTCAAATACATGATCCGCATGTGGCTCAAGGGCAACGCGCTCGAGGATGCCCGTAAAGCGGAGTGGTATCTGAATCGACTCATTGCCAAGATGGAGTCATGCTCGAACATCTCCGCCTGAACTGGCTAGAGCGGCAAGCGCTGCAGATCCTGTGCCGGAGCGAGCGCATTGGCTTGCTGGTGATCAAACGTCATAGCTCCCGGATGGTCTTCATCGTCCGGGATCAGACTGATCCCATTGACATTACGCAGGCTGATGAGCCGCTGTCGATGCAGCTCGAGCGGCTGTATCACCAGCCGAGCTACGGAGAGGATGAATGATCAGGTTGCACGCCGGCCGATTATTGCTGGTGTGCGACCGCACTGATCGAAGCTGGCACGCGCGCGTGATGCTTGGTCCTAAGGCTGAGCATCAGGTCGAGGTGGATACCGGCACCGTCCACCTGCCGGATGCACTGCTGCGCGCTGAGGCTGTCTTCCAAGCGGCGGTGGCCAGCATCAGGCCGAAAACCGCCAGCGTGATGTGCTGGGATTGCATCCAATGGGAGATGAGCACGCAGCGCTGCGATTTGCTGCTGCCTGAGAGCAAGCGAAGTGGTGGGCGCTACGCCGCGAGCTGTGACTTCTTCCTGCGGGCATTACCGGCGGCAGACTGATAGAGGCCGCCAGGTCGCCGTGTCCAAGCGTGAGTTCAACACGCCTATCCGTGAGCCGTGGAATGTGCTCATCCATCAATCGCTGCAGGCAATCGACAGGCACAACCGCCTGTGGTTTGCATCGGGCGATGGATGGCACCTCCAGCAGGCGCAGGTACTGCGTGACTATGTGGCGGACCTTAAAACATGGATTCACCGAGAGGAGGCACGGCAATGTTCGGACCTGAAGTAATCAGCCGGGATGATCGCGACGGCGGTTATATCGAGACGCTGCTGCCAGCGGAGAAGGGTGAGGTGTATTACCGGAGCTGCGTCGGTGGCGTGTGCCGGTATAGCTCGGACTTCTTCCAGGCGGAGATATACCTCAATCAGATGCTGCGGCCATGAACGTCCCGCCGGTGGTCGTGTTCGGGATGACTTGGTTAGGCGGCATGTTGCTCGCCACCATCTGGCTGACGATGTTCTGAGTGGCTGGTGATCCACTGCACGATCGCCCATTCACCGAGCGCCGACCAGAACGGTTGAGCGCGATACCAGTCGACCCATGGCTTGTGGCCTTTCTGGCTGTTGCACATCAGGCAGCAGGAGACCAGGTTCTCGCGGACCGTCAGGCCGCCGTGGACCTTAGGGATAACGTGATCGAGGGTGGGGCTACGGCCAAGGGGATCGTTGCAGTAGGCGCATCTATACCCCCAGCGGAGGTGGATCTGATCACGGGCGGAGCGCCGTGTGACCAAGCGCGTCTCATCAATGTGGTGCTGATCCACTGAGATCGAGCGGCAGGGGTACGGCGTAGACCTCGAGGTCGAGAATGTCCTCGTCGCTTGGCAGGAACTCAGCGATCTGGGAGTAAATGTCAGCCGGCAGCTCGTCGGGATCGGTTTCGGAGCGCACCAGCACCTTGGCGGTGATCTCCACGATGAACGCCCGCATGGGCAGTAGCCCCGGCTGGTTAAACGGTAGCGGGTGCGACCTGATCAGCCTGTGTGACAGTTTGTTAACGTGCCCTGCATCCGGGGCACTGTGCCCTGCCGGCGGGGTATAGTTCACACATCAACGCACCGGACCGATGATCCTCCCCACCCTCACCGATCGCGCCAACCACTTCCTGATCTCCGCCGATGGCACCGAGCTGGTCCGCTTCTGCGAGGCCGGCGGCCACCAGATGATGATGACCCGCTTTGCTGTCGAGGATGGCCAGTGGGAGCCTCAAGGTGGTGGCTTTGATTGGACTGGCCGGATTCGTCAGCGTTATCAGCAGCTCACCGCTAAGGGCTATCACAAGGTCGCCTGATCTTTACCGGGCCGCTTCTGCGGCCCTACTCTCGCCACCATGACCGAACCATCAACTGCCGCGATCCTGCGCGCCATAGCTGCCGAGCTGCACATGGAATCGCCGCTAGGCGACACCGACGCAGATGCAGGCGTGTTTGCTGCTCATCACGCTATTCGCCAGCGCATCCTGCAAATCGCTGCTGAACTTGAATCCCACCCATGACTTACATCCTCCGCATCGGTCCGTGGCACATCGGACCGTTCACCACTCACATCGCTGCCACCACCTTCGCGGAGCAGCACGGCTGCGACGACTACACGATGATCCCGCTGGATGATCCGGCCGAAGCGCCAGGCAACATCCACCGCCTGCGGATGGCGCCGCTGCAGCATCCAATGAAAAAGCCTCAGCCGTCCCGCTGAGGCTCAGAGGATCTCCCGTCGAACGCTAGCCCTTGCTGGCGGTTACCCCGAGATTTCCGTTATATCTTCCAGTCTGCGCATAGCTCCGGTCCGGTCGACCGCTCACCAGCAGGAACTTCATTTGGCCGATGCGCAGGCCAGGCCAGATCGGCAGTGGATGCATCCGGCGGCCATTCTTCAGCTCCATGGTCAGCCTGCTGCCATACCAACCTGGATCGCACCATCCGGCCTCAGCATGATCCCAGCCTTCGCGTGCGCGACTCGACTTGAGAACGAACTGCGCACCGACGTGATCGGGCAGGTTGAAGATCTCCCTGGTCTCCGCTAGGAACCACTCCCCCGGCTGAATCCAGAACGGATCCTGCTGCGTGTGGCCGGTGATGCCGACGATCTGCAGCTCAGGGTGGCCTGCCACCTCGATCATGATCCGATCGCCCAGCGTCACGTCCAGGCTGGCTGGGTTCAGGTGATCCTCGACATAGGGAGTGACCATCGCCTCCTGCTTGCACAGGCGGCAGATCTCATGATCAGGCAGAAGCATCAGGTGTAGTCCCAGCGCCGGCGCTGCCCATCAGCGCGGCGCCCAAGATGGCAGAACGCCGGTGCAGCGTAGCCGAGGCTGAATGGCCAATTCTCATCACACCACTTCTCGACAGCTTTCATGTCAGCGCCATCGACCACAAAGTCGACTGCACCGACGCCAGGCGCTGAGTAGAGGTGCTCGCTGTTGGCAGCACCGCCCACCGACGCGTTAATCGCTGCCGGCCTGAAGCCACTGGTGATGATGATGCTCTTGCCGCCGAACCGTTGCCGCACCCGCTCGAGGAACGCCGCCAGCTCTGCTGCAGTGTTCACTTGATATTGATGGACGAAGCGCCGCGCCTCCTGATCGAGCGCGAACTCACCCAGCCGAATGTGCGGTGTGATCCGCGCGCTGAACGATGAGTCTGGCGTCAGCCTGGCGGGTTCCTGCTGCATCTTCGGCCGATGATCGCCCCACAACTCCCCCTCTGCTCTGCGGCGCCGCAGCAGGCCAGCCTCTACGTTGGTGCCAGGGTTGCGATACAGCTCCATAGCGGCAGGCACCTTGTCCCATGCCTGCTCACGCAACACCTTGGTGATCGTCTCGAATCCGGGCGAATCGAAAAAGCCAGCGCCGAGGTTGTAGGCGAAGCTCACCAGCGCAGATCGCTGGTTGTCGTCCATCACCTTCCAGTGCGGGATGGTGCTGGCCAGCTTGTCGGCGATGCGATCCACCTCAAGGCGGAGCATCATGTCGGCCTCGATCACGTTGATCTTGTCGCCGCGCTTCACCGGCACGCCGCCGCTATAGCGGGTGGTGCCGTAGCCGATCGTCCATGGATCGCCGCCGCTGAGCGGATCAGGGTAGGCGGAGAGATGGACGCCCTCGAACTGCTTGATCAGGTTGATCGCAGCCGATAGGTCGATCTGCTTACCGTCCTGCGACCAAGCCTCGAACCACGGCCGATCACGCCGCATCGCCTGCTTGTACCCATTAGCGGCGAGATCCTGCTCGAGCAGGCTGATCGCCGCGGCCTGATGGGGGAGTCCCTTGTAGTACCGAAACAGAGCCTGCAGAGTGATCGGTGCCGTGTTGGCCATGATCAGCGGCGCTTAGGGAACATGATGCGCAGCGCTTGGAGGAGGAGCTGGATCCAACTATTGGACTTCAGCGGGGAGACGGCGATGATTTCGGAGCCAGCGGCCACGATGATCGCGATGATCGCAATGATTTCAGGGGACATAGCAGTAGTGCCTGAATCCCCAAGTTACTGCTGAAGCTCCAGTGCGCGCACGCGCTTATCTAAATCAGCCAGCTCGGTGCGTGCGTCGATCTTTAGTTCTTCGATCGATTTGGCCATCTGCACCACCGTGGCCTCGATCCGTGCCGACTGGATCTGCATCGAGATCAGCAGGCCGCCGATCGCGACCATGCCAGTAGCCAAGACGGTAGGCAGCGAGGCGGAGAAGACGCCACCAACGCTCTGTGGTTCTTCAGCCATTGCTGCGGCTTCCATCCCATCCATCGTAGCGATCGAATGGGTCCGGCCTCCCCTGCAGGATAACCACCGCACGCCGATAGTAGTGGTTGTCCGTTTTCCCGACACGCTCGAGGTGGTCGCGAATCTTGCGCCAATTCTCGAGAGTGTCGCGATCCATTAGCGGCCTTGCCCCCTTAGTGGCTTGCGCCCGCGGCGCCGTGGGCGGGACTGTTGTCCATACCCCTGGCGCGTGGTCTTCGGTGGTCCCGGCTGATGCTCGATCCGAGCGGTGCCGGTTTTACTTTTGACCGCCATTACTGACTCTGTAGCAACGCCAGAATTGCTGCTTTTTGCTCATCCGTCAACGTAGCCAGCGGATCGGGCGCAGGTTCAGGTTGCGGTTCCACATAGATCGGGTGGAGGTTATCGGGATCCGGTACTGCGGTGCAGCCTTCGGGTGGTTGCCAGTCGGATTTGCCGTCCCAAAGAACGCGGTTAATGCAACGACCGTCGCTGTTGAGGATTGCGTAC